TAAAATTTGGGCGCTCCAAATTTGATTGATTCCGTAGTTTCACGAGTTGCACCTCCATCAGGACGAGCTACGAGTGTAATAGTTATGCCAGATGTCACGGCATTGTTATCACTGTCTCTAATAGTAGCAATATTATCAAAGGAAGAGAGACCATTTGGTCCAGATCCACTACTTGTGGTGTATTGGCAAGAAATTACATCTCCGTTTGTCAGTGCTTTTCCTACAACACCGTCACCAAAGAGAATTTCAGATCTTCCATACTCAGATTCTTCCAAGAAGAAGACTTTGGATTCCGAAGTGATCTTTGTAATGTCTGTGGCTTGCAAATATCTTTCAGTTGTAGTTCCAGAAGTAACTTCAACTCTCAGAGTTGTGGTATCTGCATTTTCATTTGTAAGGATAAAACGCTGTCTTTGGTTAATATCTCTTACAAAAGTATCTGTGAGGAAAATACCTTCGTACAATCTCAGACTGTTAAACGTAGCGATACCAGTTAAACTGTCTACGCTTGAGACTTGATCGGAAGGAACTGAGAAAACATAGTTAGTATTATCTAAACCATTGAAGTTTAGAACCAATCCTTTCTGGATTGTAATGGTTTTTGGATATGGAAATGTTGTTTGTACGGAAATATTTGTGTCCACATACGAAGAACGGGCGGAACGCGGGGTATAACCCAGCATTCTCGCCAGTTTTACGACATTTTCTCTTAGAATCGCTGTTTCTAAGAAACCTTCATTGACTGTGAGGTTCGCATTTACCGCAGAATAGTAAGTATTATACGCCAGAATGTCGATCAGAACCGACAAAGACGATCCTTCAAAGTCATAATCAGAAAATTGATCCTGAGATCTCAGGTAATTTTTGATTTGGACCTTAATTTCGTTGAATTCTAGCGTGTTTACTTGATTAAAAGCCATTACGGTTTAAATGCGATTTCCAGATTATCCAATCTTGCGGGAATTCCCTCAATAAGGTAGTAAATTTCAATCGATAAATCGTTATTGTCTTCATCAAATTGAGTTACAACTTCATAGCAAGTCACTCTAGGTTCATATCTGTTGATAACATCCTGTACTCTTTCACTGATTTCTTCTTCTAATCCTGCTGTTGCGTTCTCAAAGAGTAGACCAACGATATTTCCACCGAAGGCTGGATCAAAAGGTTTCTCATAAAAATTGTATCTGACGATGTTTTTGACCGATTCTTTGATGGCTGCCTCGTTTGTCAGTGACAGAACATCGTCAGTCACGGCATTTTTATCAAAAGTAAGACTAAAGTCGCGGAACGACTTAGATACAAATGCCATTTTGATAGGTTAACCTTGATGTATTTATCAAGGTTTCCTAAACTATTCAGTCCATCGCTCAACAAAGTCGTCAAAACCGTTTTGACCACCGCAAGGACGACTTAAACGATCCTCTGGAATTGGATAAAGTTCTTCTTTTTGTTCAGTTTTGCGCGTTTTCTTCAAATATTTGTCGGAATCTACCTCCGTAATGAGTGTCATCCCTTCTTTGATGAAGTCTTCGCTTTTATCAACTGGAAAAAGTCCCATTTTTCTTCCGTAAAAAGTTTTCCAGAACTTTTTATGGGGTTGCTATCCCAAATTATTTATTTTCCTTGCCCACGGTAACGCTTTTTGCGTCCGTTACGAGCACTTGCACCCAGGTGAGTGTTCTTAGAGCGTCCTTGGCGGGTCTTTTTCGGTGCTCCCTTAATGTAGCCACCGCCTTTCATCATTGATTTTGCCATAATTAACCTGCAAATACGTTGTCTGAACCTTCTGCGACCGTAGTGCAACCACTGATCGCATCACCTATTCTACCACAACCTTTCCCATTTACAAATACCGTTGTGGATCCTGTTGTAATTGCAGCAGTATGGGAAGTGCAAGGGCTTCCTGGCACCAGATGGGGCGTATTAATATCACCTTGACGAGAAATGGGGATACCATTACAGAATACATTTTGAGATCCTTCAGCACGAGTGGGGGTTGAACAGTGACTTGTATCGTTGTCACCGATTCTAGTTACGGCAGGCATTATTTTTTCTCCCTCTTCATGAGTTCATTTAAGTAAGTTCCATGTTGCATCATATTCATATGATCCGTTAGTGTATGTGGAGGTTCGATTAATTTTGGTTTGAACTTGATCAGATGGTCAAATTCATCTGGAATATCTCCGATACGATTATAGGTTGTAAGTTTACCATTGTCTTTGATGATAAACTCACCCTCAATATTATCCATGATTCCACTTTCCAGGATACCAGCCATACCTATTCGCTGCCTCGTCCTTGAGGAAGTAACTCTGATCTATATAGAACCTTGCCAATGATCCATACTCCCCTGGTGAATGTGGGGGGAAATGACCATTAGCGAAATGTTGCTTGATGATGAGGGTATCGGTCTGAGGCGTCGGGAAACAGGGCAAGCAGGTCCATGTAACGGTCACTGTGTACGTTACCGTCATGTACACCCTAAGGTCAGGGTTGAACGTGTACATGGCGTTGTAGGGCATCTCAGGCTTGGTATCTGGATCCGTAGTCGGACTGAAAGGAGTGGTAGGTAACTTCTCGCAGTTTGCTCCAGAATCTGAGTTCTTGCCCTTCTGAGTGACTGGTGTGGTGCTGATAGCGTCTGATGGATCGCCAGTCAAGAAACGATAGTCGAATTGATTGAAGACATGATGATGACGCAGATACGACCCTTCAGTCACACCTGCGTCAGTAGTAGTTGCATCAATTTGATATTGTGTAGGACTATCCCAACAATCCGAAGCATCGCCTAGGATAGTAGCATAATCACTAGTAATCGTATATCCTGTGATTGTTGGTGGGCATGGAGTAGTCGATGGAGGAATAGGATCGCATGTACCAGTCAATACTGCATTCGCTCTAAACCCATTGAAGACAGTCTGTGGGAAAAGGTCGTTACGTTGTTCCGTCTGAGCAACGACAATCGTTTCCCACTGTGCGTTTGTTGTGGTGCCACCTGCTGGTGTAAATGATGCAGGATTAGGGTTTGGTGTATAGAGTGCTGGGGGCATTCCACCTCCAGTAGCACCTGTACCAAACTTAGAACTAACCCATGTGATAGTAACAGCCATACTTAGAGACCTTCGCGCCGAATCGGGCTACGCGGATTTTTTTACTCTAAGTTATTTAACCGTTCTTCGTGGTCACAAACGATATCCACGAGTTTTTCATATCCTGCGCCACCTGGGCGACGCATCATCAAAGGACTTTCATTGACCCGTTTCTCAAGGGCGTTCAGTTGCGCCCTGAGTAACTCTATTTCTATTTCGAGATTACTTCTCATACTTTTGCCTTGACACGAATTCTTCTTTAAGATTATAATTCATAACCCAGTTATCTGTCACTACGTAGTAACCTACGATAGTAGTCTCATCACAACGGAAGCCATAACTTCTCACCTTCTCACAGATTCCGTCAATACAAAATGACTTGTTACTGTGAAGGTATGAGTGATAGCGTTCATCCAGGTTGATCATAAGCAAATCGCCCCTTTGAGATTGGGTGGCAGGTCGTTCAGGTATATTATATCTCGGTCAATGGGTTTTGCAAGGTTTGTTGCAATTCCTTCATGTTTCCATTTCACCCATGCCTCCTTGGCGACCCAGGTTTCGTAGAATTCTTCTTTGTTGCTGGTGATCTTATTTAACTCAAAAAATCTGCGAGAAATTTTTTCAAAGGGGCGGTCTCTCATTACTTCGATATCTATGCCAATCCGTCTGGAAGCCACCGCGATTGCCACGTAGTCGGCGCTATCGGATTTACTCCAATACACATGGGCGGGCACTCGACAGTCTAACTTGCCTTCCAAGTAATCTGCGATGCAAGCTCGGATAATCTTTTCGTGGTCGATCTGGGGGGATTCAAAAAGGTATACGAGAAATTTTGACCCCAAAAAAATTTCTGAAATAGGGATCCTAAGTTTTTCGACGAACATGTTAGTACGGGCGCGAGAGCAAGACTTTATAGATTAGGGCTTTGGGTCCCCTTTAGCTAGGGGGCGGGGGCGGCACCCCCAAGGGGGGCACCGACTGTCTTATGCGTCTAGACGCATAGGGTCATTCAAAGGTGGGGATAGCGGCGACTGCCTCCTCGTGGTAGCGGTCGGCGTAGACACCAGCGAACCACCAACCCTCGTGCGCTTGAATCTGACCAGCGAAGACAGACTGGGGTGAGGTCTCAGTCTTGCGAGGAACCCAGCGGGTCTCGCGTGTGGTGAGGTCGGATGCCATGGAGAAGATTGCCATTTGTCTGGTGTGTGTTGTGGTTAGTCTAGACGGTCTGTGCCTTGGCGTCAAGCATCAAGGCGTAGAACTTGTGGAACTGGTGGGTCACCCCAGGGGAGAGGGTCTGTCTGCCTCTGCTGCCATGGGCAGGGAGAGGGAAGGTCTCAGACATGCTAGGATGGGTCACCTTGGCATGTCCCCCCTTCCCCTCTATGATGCTGCCGCCTGCCTTGGCGATCATGCGGCGGGCGTCTCGAATCTTGATGGGTTGCATCAGGCGATGCCCTCACCTGCAACGGTGACCCACTTGATGGGGTTGCCCTGAGGGGCACAGCGCCAGATCACTTGATCCTCACCGCTGGTGGCATCCTGACGGGCGAGGCGGTAGGCGTGGTCAATATCGGTTGCCCACTGGCACCCCCACTCATCGAAGGAACCGAAAGAGGCGGGTTGAACAGCGAAGACGGTTTGCATTGGTCGTTTGTGTGTTGTGTGTATTGTAGAGGATCTGGGGTCAGGGGTCAACCCCTCAGAGTTCCCAGATCATCTCTTCCATCTCCTGGGCATCGATGGCGGGGTCGTCCCAGCGCACACCGTCACCAGTGGCACCAAGGTAGCGACCGATCTGCCCATCGGTCATGCAGCGCACGAACTTCTCCCAGGCGGTCTCAATGCCTGCCTCTCGGTAGACCACACATGCCTTGGCGGTGTTGTACAGAAACTCATCGTTTCCGATCCACAGGGCGGCGTTCCAGGTCTCGTAGTTTGCGTAACCGTTCATGATCTTGGTTCGTTTGGTATGTGAGAATTCTACAGGGTCAGGGGCGCACTGCCTGCTCGATAGTGTACAGTGCGTCTGCTGTCACATTACGGGCAGGGGTGCTGGTCCAGAAGAGGACACCGACAGCAGCAAGGACGATGAGGCGAAACATGGGGAAGCGTGGTAGGGTGATCAGTGACGGTCGGAGATGTTCCAGATCCCCCAGGTGCCTGCCTCAGGTGCAGGGGTGAGGATCTCGGTGCCAGCGGCAACGTCTGCCTTAGCGGCGGCGGATCGTGCCATCATGGCGTTGTACTCTTTGGTGTACTGGGCGAGGATGGACTGCATTTGCTCTTGATTGATCATGCTCTTAGTATAGGGTGTCTGGGGTGCTTTGGGGAGATCAGGGGTCACAATCTGGATTGTCCACTCCACAGATCCTGAGGTGCCAGTAGAGGCGCTCTACAGTCTCCCTCTGCTGCTGCTCTTCAATGCTGACCCTGCCAGCGTAGAAGGACAGACCGATCACGGTCAGCATAGCGAGGGTGGCGGGAATGATTCTCATCAGTAGGAGAGGGTGACGTGGTTCTGGAGGCAGTTACGGTTGACCCACTGCCCGATGGACTTGTCACCACTGTACCACAGCAGGGGCAGCATGGCGCGACGCGATGCCTTGAATTTGTACTGGGTCGCCCAGGTGCTGTGGAAGCGAACCCTGGCGCTGCCCGTGATAGGATTCAGGGTCAGGGTGTAGACTGCTGTGCTCTTGGTGCAGTTGATGGGGTAGCGCATGTGGTTGTCTGAACTGAGGTCATTATAGGCACAAGGAAGGGGGGATCGCTCCCCCCTGTGGACACTATGCCAACCGCATACCCGAGCGGAAGGGCACGGTGAAATGCTCGGTGCCATTCCAGAGGCGGCAGAACCACTGCCACTGATGCTGGAAAATTCCCTCGCCAGGGAGGCAGTGGGCACTCATGATAGCATTGAGGCGGGACTTCGTGGTGACAGACTGCCACCCGCCATCGTACAGTTTGACGCTGCCATCGGTAACGGTGGCGATGTGGTTACCATGGAGGTAGACCCAGGAGGTCTGCACCCCTGCAGGGTAGCAGGTGATAACCTCGGTGTTTCCACTCTTCCAGCAGCGACCCTCGGTGATCGCTTTGTTCATGAGGCGTTCGATTTTAC